TCCGCAACGCGAAAACCGCAACACAGTCGATGAAGGTTCGCATTGAGCAGTCCTCGCGAATGTCAACGTCTGCTTAGGAAACTTGGAACTAATTCGCACATCGCGCAGAATGTTGTGAAATGGGCTCCAAGCGGTCCTTTTCTGCATTAGCAACATAGTAGAACCGATGCCCACGCCACGCGAAACCATCCTCGCCGCGCTGCTAGCGCGGCTTTCGGCGCTGCCCGCTACCGCGCTCCGCGGCGAGGTGCTGCCCGCGCGTATGCCGGACGAGGGCCTGTTGATCCTGCGCGACGGCGAGCCGGGGGAGCCGGACGTCACGCTCTCGCCTCTGACCTACCACTACCAGCACCGGGCTGAGATAGAAGCCGTCGTCCAGGGCACTGACCGTGATGGCGCTTTCGATATGCTGTGCGCTAGCATTGGCACGGTGCTCGCCGCCGATCGCACGCTCGGCGGGCTCTGCGATTGGGTCGAGGCGGAGGCGCCGCAGCCTGTCGATCTGCCTGTCGAGGGCGCGGCCAGCCTGAAAGCCGCCGTGATCCCGGTGGTGCTCCACTATTCCACGGCCGATCCGCTGGCCTGACCCCTACAACCCGAGGAGAACACCATGGCACGAGCCCAGGGGGCGCGGGCGCTGATGGCGCTTGCGTTTGAGACGAGTTACGGCACGCCGCCTGTGAGCGGCTTCACCAAGATGCCCTTTGCCAGCACGACACTGGGGGCGGAACAGCCACTGCAAACCTCGGAGCTTCTGGGCTATGGTCGTGATCCGCAGGCCCCGATCAAGGACGCGGTGACGGCCGATGGCGATGTGGTCGTGCCGATTGATGCTGAGGCCTTCGGCTTCTGGCTGAAGGGCGTGTTTGGCACTCCGACAACCACCGGGGCTGGGCCTTACACCCACGAATTCCGCTCCGGAAACTGGGCACTGCCGTCCTTTTCGGTGGAAACAGCCATGCCTGAGGTGCCACGTTTTGCCATGTATTCTGGCTGCATGATCGATTCCTTGAACTGGCAAATGGCGCGCTCCGGGCTGCTGACGGCAACGGCCAGCATCGTGGCGCAGGGCGAAGCCATCTCCACGAGCACGGCGGCAGGCACTCCGACCAATATCGCGCTGAAGCGCTTCGGCCATTTCAACGGGACGATCACACGCAATGGGTCCAACATCGGTAACGTTGTCTCTGCCGACCTTACCTATGCCAATAATCTCGACCGGATTGAGACAATCCGGGCCGATGGAAAGATCGACGGTGCGGACCCGTCGATTGCGGCGCTGACTGGTAATGTCGTTGTTCGCTTTGCGGACCAAACGCTGGTGACGCAAGCGATCAACGGCGAGGCCTGCGAGCTCGAGTTTTCTTATACCCTGCCCACCGGTGAGAGCCTGACGCTGACCGCCCACGCCGTCTATCTGCCGCGCCCCCGTATCGAGATATCCGGTCCGCAAGGTGTGCAGGCGACCTTTGATTGGCAGGCTGCCAGCGATCCGCTGCTGGGCCGGATGTGCACCGTCACGCTGACCAATGACAGCGAGGATTACTGATCATGCTTCGCCTGAACCTATCAACTGAGCCCCGTTGGCTCGATCTCGGCCACGGCGTGCGCCTGCTCGTAGAGCCCCTGACCACCGCTATTATGCTGGCCGCGCGGAGCGATCCGGCGATTGTCGCCGCGGCTGTGGAAGCGGACAGTGATGCGGCGCGTTCCAACGACGACCTTGCGCGCATAGTGGCAAAGTCCGTGGCGCGCATTGTCGTGAAGGACTGGGACGGTGTGGGTGATGAGGACGGAAAGCCATTGCCGTTGACGCCCGAGGGCATTGACGCCCTGCTTGAGCTTTGGCCGATCTTCGAGGCGTTCCAGACAAGATACATCGCTGGCGCACTGATACTGGATGTGGAAAAAAACGCCTGACCGCTCTCGCCGAGTGGGAATTCGGCGGGGGCGGTGAGTATTGCGCGGCATGCCCCTCTATGTGCGCGGAATGCCCACGGACCCAGCACAAACCTCTCACCCTGGAAGGCTGGCAGGTCTGGGATCTGGTGCAGCGGCTTGGCGGACAGGTGCGCGTAGCGGGCGGTATGGGCGGCGGCGTTGTCCTCGGCTGGGACATGGGCGCGGCGCTGCAACTCGGAGCAGCCCTCGGGCTCTCGCCCGTCATCGTCGCGGAACTCTTGCCGGCCATCGAGGCGGTGATGGTACGCAAGATCAATGAAGAAACCCGGAACGAGGCAGATTACGGGGTCAGGGTTTGAGCTTCTCAACCAAAATAACGTCTGGCAGGCCGCGGAAATGGGCATCGCATGTTAGCACTTTAGCACTGTATGCCTGCGCAGTCGCGAATATAACCGCGTCAGCTGTGGCCAGCTTATGATCGCGGCAGGCCTCGGCCGCAGCGAGGGCGACTGCTGTGTCGAGTGCAGCAATCTGGCAGACTTGGGTGAAGGCGATCACTTGGTCAGCTTTGTCCTCTCCAGCTTCGCGAGTCAGCCATTTGGAGAGCTCCAACTGCACCATCGTTGGAACCAGCCAATCTGACTGATCAGGCAGAGAGGAAGCCAGCTTCTCACCGGTCGGTGAACCCGTCAGCCATTCGATCCAGGCTGAGGTATCAACAAGGATCATCAGGCCCGATCCTCGCGATCACGGTAGTCTGTGGGATTTGCCCCTTTGACAAAGCCTTTGAGAGTTTCGCGCTTTGGGATTGGCACCAGAAGAACCCCTTTCCCCTTGGGAATGAAGGCAAAGGTGAGACCGGCCTCCCAGTGCTGTGCAGCGCGGATCGCTTTGGGAATTGAGATTTGGAATTTCGAAGATAGCGTCGCAACCTCGGGCATCGTCATACTCCTGCGTGATCGATGATGAAAAAGTAAGACAGGTGTTGGCGCGTTTCAAGGAGTCATTTTCCCAATGTCAACGAAACAAGTCTCCGTCCGGCTCTCCGCGACCGGCGGCCGCCAGGTGCGTGCTGAGCTGGAAGGCGTCGGTGAGGCGGGTGCCCGTGGCATGGGGCGTCTCTCGCGCGAGATGGAACAAGCCAATGCGCGCATGGCCGCCTTCGCGCGCCGCGCCCGGATCGCGGCGAGTGCTGCTGCAACGGTGCTCACGACCGCTGTCGTTGCGATGAGCCGCTCAACCGTGGCAGCGGCTAATGAGATCGGCCAGCTTTCTCAGATGGCTAATGCCAATCCTGAGCTGTTCCAACGCTGGTCAGCGGCCTCGGCCACAGTGGGCATCGAACAGGAAAAGCTCGCCGATATCCTGAAGGACGTGAATGACCGTGTCGGTGATTTCCTGCAGACGGGCGGCGGCCCGATGGCGGATTTTTTCGAGAACATCGCGCCGCGGGTTGGGGTGACGGCGGATCAGTTCGCACGACTTTCCGGGCCGGAAGCCCTGCAACTCTATGTCTCGAGCCTCGAGCGCGCAGGTGTCAGCCAACAAGAGATGACCTTCTATCTCGAGGCGATGGCCTCGGACACCACGCGATTGATCCCCCTCCTGCAAAACGGCGGGGCAGAGATGACCCGGCTCGGGGCACAAGCACAGGCGCTTGGCGCAGTGCTCGATGCAGATGCCATCGCAGCCATGCGCCGGTCGGAACTCGCGCTGGTCAGCATCGGCCAGGTTTTTACTGGCGTTCGCAACCGGATTGCCGTGGCGCTTGCCCCGTCTTTGGAGGCCGTGGCCAATGCGTTTGTCGCCCTTGCGTCCAGTACCAGCCCAATCAGCCGGGCGTTCGATGCGGTGCTGGCCAATCTGTCCCGGCTGGCCATCTACGCTGGGACTTTTGCAACTTTCCTAGCCGGACGTTGGGTCGCAGCAATGGCCGCCGCAGCCCTATCGGTCCGAGGTCTCGCCACCACGCTGGCGGTCCTGAAAGGCGCACTCATCCGCACCGGCATCGGCGCCCTCATCGTGGGGGCGGGCGAATTGGTCTACTGGTTCACCCGGCTGGCCGCTGGTGCTGGCGGTTTTGGTGAGGCGATGCAGCTTTTGAAAGACGTCGCGGTCGAGGTCTGGGACCGGATCAAGATGGGGGCATCAAGCGCTGGGGCTACAGCCACCGCCATGTTCTACGATCTGAAAGCTGATGCTGCGACCGGCATGGCTGGGGCCATCGAGAGTGTGCTCGCCTTCGGCAACACCACCGCCAATACCTTTGAGGGCGCTCTTTTGGCCGTGCGCGAGATCTGGTCCCGGCTCCCGGATGTAATCGGCGATCTGGTCTTCTCGGCCGCAAACCGCATGCTCGACGGGATCGAGGCCATGCTGAACGGCGCGATACGTCGAATTGACACCTTCACGGGCCGCATCCGCGATGCGCTGGCAGCGGTCGGCATTGAGACCACCTTCGGGCAAATCGGCGAGATCAGTCTCGGCGACATTCCGAACCCCTTTTCTGGGGCCTCTGCGGATGCGGGAACAGCTGCGGCAGAGGCCTTTCGTCGGGCCTTTGAGGGCAACCTGCTCACTGTTCCCGACCTTGGCCTTGATGCCATCGCGAGTGACGCGCTCGCAACCGCGAACACCTACCGTCAGGCGGCGACCGATCTTGCCAATGGCGCAACGGCCCCGCTTCCTTCTTGGAGCGCACTTCGCGGCGCCGTCGCGGGCACGGGGGAGGACGGGGCGGCAGCATTAGAGGCTGCGTCAGCATCTGCCAATCGGTTGGGCACGGCTTTGGGCGGTCTGGGAGAGAAGGGTAGAGAGGCCAAGGATAAAATCGTGACAGGATTTGCAGCGGTCAGCCAATCACTCAGCACCTATGCAAAGGACGCGCTGAACTGGGGCAAAGGCCTTGGCGAAACCCTGACCGGTGCCTTTAGTGGTGCGGAAAGCGCATTCCGCAGCTTTGTCGAGACCGGCAAGTTCGACTTCAAGGGCCTCGTGCGCTCGATCCTGGCCGATTTGGCTGTCTTGTCCTTTAAGCGCGCGGTGCTGGGGCCCATCGCCTCGGCGCTCTCGGGCATCTTTGGCGGCGGGTCTGTTGCTGCGGCCGTCTCGCATGCAGGTGGCATCGTTGGGCTCTCGGGCCATACCCGGCAGGTGCCTGCACTGGCCTTCGTGGGTGCTCCAAGAATGCATGTTGGCGGTTGGGCGGGTCTCCGCCCTGATGAAATCCCAACAATCCTGCAGAGGGGAGAGCGGGTGCTGAACCGCCGTGACGCGGCACGCTACGGTTTCAGTGACAATGCTGGAGGGGGTGTGACAGTCAATATCGACGCACGTGGCGCACAAACGGGTGTGGCGGAACAGATCGATGCGCGCCTTCGCGCAGCCATCCCCGAGATCGCGCGCATTGCTAAAGAAAGCGTGGCCGATGGCCGACGCCGGGGTCAGGTGATCTAAAAACATGGCTATTCCTGTTATGCCATTGACGCACGTGTCTTCACTTGAACGGCGGTTGGTCACGTCTGTGGCCGAAGCCCGCTCGCCTTTTACTGGCACGTCGCAAATCCAGGACTGGGGGGCGTCGTGGTGGGAATATGAAATCGAGATGGCTGTAAGCCAGGGGGTGCAGGCCCGTGGGCTCTCAGCCTTCTTCACCGCGCTTGGAGGCGTGCGGGGTCGGTTCCTCTTTCCCGATCCTACTATCGATATCCCGCTGACAGCAGGCACGCCCTATGCCGCTGAGACGCAACTCCCTGGAGCGTCGCTCTTGCGCACAGCAGGCTGGGACCAGGGCTTGCGCGCGGGTGATTTTTTCCAGCTTGGCGCGCAGAGTTCGACCCGGCTTTATCAAGTGATCGAGGACGCCGTGCCAGTTTTGGGCGAGGCCACGCTCAGCTTCGTGCCTCCTTTGCGCAACGCGCTGCCGCAGGGGACCCCTTTGGGGCTGGAAAGGCCATCTGTGCTGCTGCGCCTCAAGGCGCCGGTTCCCACGGTGGTTGGCCGTGTGGACAAACATAGGTTTACACTCTCAGCCCGGGA